TCTTACTACACCCTTGTCTTTAAATGAAAGAAAAGTAGCAATAGATGCAACATGTCTATACTGTCTAACTAGATAGTCTTTAACTTCTTCACGACGTGTATCCTGAATATCTGTATCAATATCAGGAAAGTCATTACGATCTGGGTTGATAAATCGGAAGAAGAGAAGGTTATGCTTAATTGGATCGATGTCTGTAATTCTTAGTACATAGCATAAAAGTGACCCTGCTGCAGAACCACGACCAGGACCAACCATGATCCCCTCTTTCTTTGCCCATGTAATCATGTTGCGTACAACCAAAAAGTATGGACCGAACTTCTTATCCTTAATTACTTTTAGTTCTTCGTCTAGTCTATCTAGATATACTTGATCACCTTCGTGACCTCGTTCTTTTAATCCTTCTAGCGCTAACTCCTTTAGTTCTTTGTCTGGGTGCTTGTATTGAACAGGTAGTAGATCTAGACCTTCTTGAATTCCATAGTCGCTAACCTTTTCTGCAATCTTCAACGTATTTGCATAGATATCTGGTCTATCAATTCCTTGAGACTCCATAGCAGATTTCATCTCTTCATAAGATAGAAGGTGAATGTCAAACTTATTAAATGTTATTTGGCGGTCTTCTCCATACAAGTAGTCAAGTCGTTCCATCATGTTTTCTTTTTTCTTTGACTTCTCGTAGGTATGCTCTTTGTCAATCTTGACATGTGTATTAAGAAGTAACTTAAACTCTTGAATTTCTTTTTGTTCTGCACAACTGTGATGGCAGTCTGGAGTTACAACAACCTCTACAGAAAACTCATCAGCCAACTGGATTAGTTGCTTATTTATTTCTGCTGGGTTATGTGGCATAACCTCAATATAGTAGTCATCATTAAATACACGCTTAAACCATTCAATGTATTTCTTTGCGATTGCAAACTCATCATTCTCAAGTGCTTTGACAAGCACACTACTTGGGCATGCAGATGTTACAATAATTCCTTCTGAATACTTCTCAAGGATCTCGAAGTCAAACCTTGGCTTTTTAAAGTATCCCTCTGTCCAAGAAATTTCACTAATCTTATTTAAATTCTCTAAACCAATTTGGTTCTTGGCGAGAAGGACTATATGGTTATAAACTAGATCAAGATCTCCGTCTCTTTCAGACTTGTCTCTTGTATCAAATCTATCTTGACACATATAGCCTTCTACACCAAGTATAGGCTTAATACCCTTCGCTTTTGCAATACGGTGCAGTTCCCTATGCCCAGATAAAGTACCGTGGTCAGTGATGGCAATTGCTGGCATCCCTAACTCAACTGCACGGTCAACGTATTCTTCTGGAGTAGCGATTCCGTCAAAGAGGGAATAGTGGGTATGTACGTGTAAGCCTACGTAAGACATCTATTACCAGTCGATGTTTGTGCTGGTAACAGAAGGTGAATCAAATCCAAAGAAGAATGCTTCTTGCTCTGGATATGGAACCTCACGGACAACCTTTTCTAGGTTGAAGAATTCAAAACCAGTCCATGCAAAAGGCTCTGCATCTGGCTTTGATGGTAGAAGTGTGTAATTGGTTTCAGTTCCCTGACCATTACGCTTTAACTTCCACTCTAGGTTTGAAATGCTACCTGTATCAAGTGCATATTCACGAATGTTGTTAAACGCTGATTGCTTTGAGATACCCTGAGACCATACGGCAATGTATGCATCTTCTGTACCATCATTAATTAAAACGTTGCAGTAAAAGCGAAGACGTGCTCGCCAGCCTGACTTTGGTTCCTTCTTTGCCATTTCGCAACCGAAGCAACGACCCTCTGAGTCCATTGTACAAGCAGCCTTTCGCTTGTAGTCCTTTGGGTTTGTGTGCTCTGCAACAACTACAGAAAGACCACGATCTTCTGAGAAGTTTGCTGAGTCCTGATCTAGTTCTTCTACGAATCGAACCTTAGCAGATTGTCCATCTGCAAGTTTGACCCAACGAACCTTTTGTCCTGTACCTTCATACTTTGGTTTTTCGAGCAGGGCGTTGATATCTTTTAATCCCTTAATTACGCTCATATGTTTCTCCTTTTATGTTGTGTGTATATTAGTTTAGCATAGACATGATAGATTTGTCAAACTGGAAGTCCAACTTCTTTATTTCCTCATCAGTCATATCGCCTATGTCTTTATATTGTTTGTCTAATTTAATAACAGAAACACGAGAACCAAGTTTTTCAAGTATCTTGCTTTTCATGTTTCCTCCTGCCTCATCATTATCTGCAATAACAATAATATTATTGAAATATTTCTGAAGCAATTCTATTTGTATGTTGGAGACATTTGCTCCTAGTGTTGCCACTGCTGGAAATCCTATTTGATCAAGTCTAATTGCATCAAAGGAAGACTCTACAATATACACTTTATCAGCAGTCTTTACTCTATTAAGATTAAATAATGTTTTTGATTTTGGTAGTCCAGGTGTATTCTTAAACTCTTTACCCTCGATTGATCTACCAACAAAGCCAACTGGTATTCCATCTGGGCTATGAACTGGAACTGTAACCATATCTTGTTTTTCTGAATACCCTAATGCAAACTTTGACCAAGAGGTTGTTTCAAGTTTTCTATATTTAAAATAATCCTTTGCTCTATCAGATGATAACAAGTTATTGTATAGACGCTTAAGTATTAGTTCATCAAAGGGGACAAAGTCTGGCTTTTTATATAACTGCTTATTTACTTCTTGTTCTAGATTTCCTTCTTGCTCCTTGTTCTTGATAAATCGAACAGACTCAAAATAGGTTCTTCCAGAAACATGCATAACTAACTCAACTAAATCTGCAACCTTGTGACATGAGAAACAAAAAAATGTTCCGTTGTTCTTATCTACTTCTCCTGCTGGAGTTCTATTGTTTGCGTGGAAAGGACAGAAAATAATATAATCAGAATCAACTTCTGATTCAACGTCTAGACCTGCTCCTGTGATAACTCTTTGGATTTGGTCTTTGGTATAAGTATTGCCTTGTTTACGTCTATTCCTGCTATCCATTCGCTTTTCTTTCTCCCTGTGTATACTCCGTGTATTGATAATTCAAAATTAAAACATTTTTTGTTTTCAACATAGTCTATAGTAAATACTGGCTCAATGTCAAATCTTGGCACATAGCCACATAGTCGCATCTCAGATACGACAAGCCTAATGTACTCCCCTTTAAGCCTACCAATAGCAGAGTCATCGTGGATTACCCCATCCAGACTAAACTTTTTAATTGGCTTGTGATGATAATTTGCCATACATTAATTATACCCATATGTTTACTTATCCTCAAAGTCTTTGTATCTGTAGTATCCCTTGTCGAAGTCACACTGGACCAGAAAGTCCCCCATAAACCCGTTTCTGTTCTTTCTAAAGGCACACTCAATAACATCACTGTTGGTTGCACGACCTAAGGCTAATACCCAGTCTGCATCGTATGCGATTTGTCTAGACCATGCAGTTTGGCCTAGGGTTGGTACAGAACTGAGATCATTGACATCGTCTGGAGTTGCAGAAGAAATTGCAATCAGTGGAATCTCTTCTCCAATAGCCATAAGTTTAAGTTCTCGTGAAAGGTTCTTCATTCGTACCGTTTCATTATCTGCCTTTTGGTTTGGACTCATTAACTGTAAATAGTCAACAATTACAAAGTCTGGCTTATACTGATCAATCTTTCCACGTAATACTGATGGAGTAATTTCTCCACCTTGATCATTTGAGATAATGTGGAACTCTGGCTTTCCAGCAAGGTTCTTAGCATGCCAAGACTTTAGCATATCAAGTTCTATTTCTCCGTTAGAGATCTTTCTGTGTGACCAAAGACCTTCTCCCATAATTGTAAATACACGATTACGAACTTCTGTCTCAGACATTTCTAAAGAAATAATCATTGGAGACTTTCCCTGCTTCCATGCCTGGACTGCAAAATAAAGTGCAAGCCATGACTTACCAATTCCTGGATATGCAAGGAAGACTCCAAGTTGTCCTGGCATAATTCCAGCAGGAAGATAGTTATCAAATCCTGGGAGACCAGTTTTAATACCAGATATACCAAGAGCCTTTTGCTCTTTTACATTTTCAAAGTATGCAATTGCAGACTCTAAATCAGTAACATCGATATCACGAATAGCAGAAGTATTTTTCTTTAATTCTGAAGTTTTTGTAATTAGATTATCTAAAGCCTCATTACCGTTTCCTGACTGAACATCTGAAGCAGCAGTCCTGATGATATCTTTTAGACTATCATTTAAATATTCTGTTTGAAGTTCTTCTAGGTGATGCTTGGTTGCACCAATACCTTGGATTGGCTGGAAGTCTCTAAACTTATCAACGACAAGATCTAGTGGAGGAGTTGCGCTATTGTGCTCAAAATAGTTACGAATAAAAGTCCAGATGTCATTATGAGTACGAAGAAGGTTATCAACATTTGCTTGTAGAAGAACGTGCACTTGCTTATCAGTTAATACGGCTGTAATTAATTTTGCCTCTGTATTATTCACTTAACCACTCCTTAGCCATTCGTCTACGCTCTGCTCTTTCTTTATCATCATTTTGCTTATCTAGCCTTGCTTGAAATATTTTTTCTGCGTTGTAGGCAAAATAGTTCCAAGATGGAGACTGGGACACAGAAAAGTAATACTCAAGTAAATCATAGCAGCCTCCAATACCATAGGACTCTATAAGGGCATCTGAAGCCCATTGCTCTACGTTTAAATTAAGTGATGGCTTTTGCTCATACCTTGCAGTATGAAACTTGCTGTAGCGTGAAAGCAAAGCCATTCGGTCTTTGCGTTCTGCCATTACTCGTTAATTTCAGACTTTGCTTCGTTAATCTTTTCAGTTAACTTGTCTTCTACAAACTTATACACACGCTCAAATGCTTCGTTTGTATTTTCACCATCTCGCTTATTGTCAATGATGCCAAGATCAAGTCTTAGTGACTGAAAGTTGCCAAGGTTTAATGTGTATCCAAGTGTTACTGATACCTTTGTATTATCGTTTTCCATTTTCCCTCCCAAGGGATTAGTTAATAGATTCACTCCAGATTGGAATAAATCTACCATCTTCTGTTCTCGTATATGTAAGTATACCATCCCCCATACGACGTGTCAATTCTTGTCGATTGGGTGTAATATCATTTGTAATTAAATTATCTTTTCTTGGTCTACCAATATGCATACTAGCAAGGATATCACGAATCTCTTTTACTTGCGACTCAGAGTAATATGATCTTACTTGAAACCCTCTTGCTCCACCCTTTTGAGATCCCGTTGGAAAAGGAATGACTCCTCGTTTCATTAATGATGGCATATATTTTTTATGTCTATTAACAAGTTCTGCAGTCTGTCCAACCGTGTACGCTCTTTCTCTTTTACTTTTAAAATCACTAATTAAACAACTTTCAATCTGATCTTTTGTAATGTTATAAACAGACATTATTCCGTTTGACTTATTGTAATGGTGTATACGTATTAAATCACCATTTAAAAACCACACCTTTTTATTTCCTGGAATTACAGGTGCGACATTGTATGCTTCGCTCTCAAGATTTCCTTTTCTAGTAGCCACTTGCCCTCCTGAGACTGGTTCGGTGGATTGAACATTTTTCTAAATCCACATAAAATACAATAAATTTCTAAAAAACTAGCAGAACTATATTGTCTATCGACAAACATTCTCCCTTTGCATTTAGTACATCTTAACATTAATTCGGCAATCCGATAGCAATCAGATTTACACCAATAGTTACATTTCCTCCAGTTTTAAACTTAACTATGCCATCTACTCTAGATGCGGTAACTGTTTTTAATACTACGGAGATGTCTGATCCTGCAGTTGTTCCACCAATATTAATAGGTGTTGCAGTTACAATTGGGGCATGCTTAAATCCACTGTATGTAAGGAAGAATGGTAACTCTCCTCCTACTCCTACTGGAGTATTGTTTGCTACCTCGGCGTAGCCTCCAACCACACGCATTTCAGATGCCCCTAGATCCTTTTTACCAAAGGAAATTGTGTCAACTGTCACATACTTATTTGATGCAGCAGAAACACTTGTAGTCAAAGAATTAACAGCATCTGCAATTTGATACAGATAACTTACATCAATAGGCTGGCCTCTATTAGGCAATGGAATATTTGGCATGGTTATTCTATTATACCATTAAACCGTGTGTGGTCCAATGACATACCCCTTCAAGTAACTATACTGTCTTGTTATTGGCGTTCCTTTTAAAAATACCTCAACCGTTACCCGATTTGGTAGTTGATTTTGATTAACATTATTAATAAAATAAGTAGTTGGTTTAATTAGTGATACAGAGTTACCTGTTATTCTTTGTTTATACTGCCAGTCTCCAGAATCATTCTTATCCCATTTAACCCAAATGTCATATTCTGACTCTGTTCCGATTTCATATGTTGTTGACCCAACGACTTTGGTAATCCGTACTGGCTCCCATGTTGCTGTTGCTACATCCCCAACGGCGGAAATGCTTTTGTTTCCAGGTACATAAGTGTAGTTTGGATCAAGTTCTATTTGAGATGACCAATGTGACGTTCTATTCTTATCTTCTGAAACTATTCTGTATCTAAAATTATAACCTTGAGTTTTTGAGTTAATTGGTGGAAGATCTTCTTTTTTAATTCTGATAACCTTGATATCTTTGTCTGCCATCATGACACATCCATTGCAAACCTAAACTCAATATAGTTGCTTGTATTTCCATTTTTTACAATTGGCATGCCTGCAAGATTTCTAATTACTGAATAACCAGTCAGACCATACAGAGCATTTTCTGATGTTGTATTTTCTAAACGTAGCGCATCTAAGGCAACATAGTAATCATCATCTGCAGCATTTGCTGATGAGGCACCACTCTTGATTTCTGCATAAACTTTTACTGTATCTACAGCCTTCCATGGAAAACCACTTGAAGTTTTTAAATCTTCAATTTTTTTATTTACTACGAAATATCTGTTTGTGTTAAAATTATTTAAACTTCCTGCGGTGTTATTATGATCTAGATTAATCTGCATCTTTGAAGTAACTCCTGGTGATGTAGAAGAAGAAAACTCAATAATAATTTTAACATTCATATAGTTGGGAACTGCTGAAACGGTTCCATCTTTTGATAAAATGCTAAATGCAAACCTTAACTCATCATCCAAAGAGTTTTTAGATAGGTCTGCAGATGTTGAAGAAAGTTGAATAAAGTTTCCAGTGGCTGTCCATATAGGAGAACTGCTTGAAATCACAGAAGAGTTTCCCCTTAAAATAATCATGTTATTTAAAAATCTAGACCTTTCATGTCTTGACTCTCTATTGTCAAACGTGAAGATTTGATTATCGGCATTGGTCTGAAATATATCTCTTGCAACTCCTGAGAAAGAGTCTCTAATTATATTTGGGAATATTTCGCTATCTAGTCTTTCTGGAATTGCAACCACTGAAGAGGCCCCATTAATCTTCCAGTTTTCATTTGTAGTAAATGCATATAGATTCTTACTGTCTGTTGTTCCTGCCAAAGAGTTAGACTTTGCAGAAAAAATTCCAACCTCTGTAATCTCATATCTTTCTTCTGTTGGAAGTTCTCCAGTTAAAACAATTTTTGAAACTCCATTATCATCAATGAATCCTCTAGATGATATCGGAATTCTAAACATTTCAAAATCTAAGGTTTGCTTGGCTGAGTAGTCTGGGATTGCTCCACTTACGTATGGCTCTAGGGGTTTAGCACCGCAACCTACAGCAATATATGAAGCATACGCTGGGGCCTGCCCCAGTAAGTACTTTCCAATAATATCTTTACCCTTATTAGTAATCATCTTATTTCTCCTATGTTATATTGTATCACGTAGAATGTCCCCAGAAACCATAATACTTACCTCAACCTCTTCATCGTCTTGCATATTTACAACTTCAATGATTAGGTCCCCCGTGCTATTTTCAATATAAATGTTAGATCCATTTGTTCCATTTCCAACATTTGGTATTTTATCATCAAACTTTATTAGGAAGTTGTCAAAGTATGACTGAGACGTTCCGTATAAGGATAAAAGATTCTGAGAATTATACTTTTGTGCAAGAGATATCATATTCTTGATTGGCTGATAAATTAAGTTCTCACCAAAAACAGTATCATTTCTTGAAATACTTAAAACTTCTTCTCCGCCAATGTCTTCAAAAACAAGGCGAGTCATCATGTATTCGCTTAGTTCCTCATCCTTCAAGTCTATTCTGTACTGTGGACTTGATGACTTGGTTCTAGCAACAGTGGCTGGCTGTGTTCCTGGAGTGTTTGGGGTTGGACTAGTCATTTGGAACCTCACTTAGATATACCGTCATTGATGGACCTTCACTATTTCTGGAATAGTTGATATTATAAACAACGTACTTTGTTTCTGTATCAGAAATAATATCCATTCCAGTTTCATCCTTATAGTTTATGTTTAGAATATCTCCTAGTTGAATCATGGGGTTAGAGAATATGTCAAGACCAACAGACTTTGTTGGCTTCATGATTTTATTTATAATCCAGCCCATCATGTTCTTTGCAGCATCTTGAGTTTGCACATATGGTAATTCTAGTGAAAATTCTTTTTTGCCATATGTTGATCTACTTAGATTAATCTTGTTATACTTTTCTAACTCTGTATAAGGAGAACTGACAAGGTTATTGTTAACAAACTTTGGATTTGAAAAACTTGATTTCTCAGCAAAGTAATCGTCTACTGTTAAAGAATGCTGCGAGTCTTGTGTAAAAGTAACTCCTTGAATTCTTAGATAGTTTCCAGTTGTTTCATCAAGGCTGAGTGCTGAGTCTGTTGCATTAAAGATTAAGAACTCTGCCCCAAATGGATTTGCTTGGAATCCAGAAATTGCATAACCCTTAATCTTATTAAAGGTTGGAGATATTTTTGCATAAAGGGCTGGAAATGCTTTGTCATATTTAATATTAAAGTACTCGCACTCTCTCATGATTGTTCCAAATTCATCAAAGTACATGGAGTAAGATGGTGGCTGATTAGGACTTATACCTGCTAGGTAGGTTGATTGAACAACACCACTCATGGCATATTTTCTAAATGCCTCATTTGCATTTATTTCTTGACTGTCAAAAACCTGGTTAAATGGAATATCAACAGCAAAGGTTGTATTTTGAGAATAGTTACCTGCAAGAGCAAAAATATTTTCAAACATTAATTTTGATGATCCACGTGTAAATAAGCACATATTATTATAAATTGGCAAAGGGTTTGTGTCTGTTACTGTGGCGACTATCTTATTATTAATATATAAATAAAAGTTTCTTACAGTTCCAACATCCATATACTCAACAGCAATATCGTATACTGTTGGATTCTCTTCTCCATTAACTCTATACTGACCAACAAGAGTTCCATCATCTACAATTACACTACTAAGTCCACCCCAAAGTTTTACTGGTACCGCTTTGTCAGAGGCAGAATCTTTTTGTATTTTATAAAAGAATAGGTTGTGTGTTTCTGATCCATCGGTATACTTTGATATATTTACATCTGTAAGTGCTGCAATTTCAAAGTAGTATCCAGCATTGGTTGTTGGATTAACCATTACTCCAAGACCACCAGAACCGCCACCAATACTAATGTTTTGTGAAGGATCTGTTCCAGGTATCACGTAATAGGTCATACTGCCAGAAGGAGTTTGTCCACGTACCTCGTTGTTTTCAATCTTTCCAATAATTCTTAGTCTAGTTCCAAAATGCTTAAACTTGTTATCCAGTGGTTTATAAACATAACTAATATTATCAATTGGTGATTGAGTAGTTGTAAAGTTAGGGCCAGTAAGAACAAGCGCTGAAGACTGAACAGAGCCAGACGTTGTTGATATTTTTTTAGAGTTATCATACTCAGAGATATAAGAGTTTGTTAAAAAGTTTCTAATAACTCCAGTTCTCGTCATTTGTTTTGCTAACTCATTACTTACTCCTGCTGCCTCATTCACTGTAGTTCTAGCATTTGCATTGTTAGAAAATAGATGTTCTGAGTACATGCTGCAGCCACGAACATTGTCATTGTTTGTCCAATAAGAATTTAGCCCAGCAGAGTGACTAGTGATGGTTGTTCCAAATTGTGCTCTACCGTGCTTCTTTACTTCTCCAGACTTTAATCTTGTAACGCCATTAACAATCTCATAGTCAGGCTCGGAATATATACGCAATAGTCCAGTTGGGTAAATCTTACCATTAAATGGTAGAGATGAGAAGTAGTTTTGATATTCTTCAACACTAGAAATCCAAACATTTCCTACTTTAGAAACATTAAACTGTGCAGCATCATACTTGATGATTTCTCCATTTGCATATAGGTATCCGTTATATCTGGTAAGCCAATATGCATTCTCACCAAGATCAATAATGTTATTCGTCAAAACATTGTTTACAACTCTTGGAGCAATATTTGAAAGATCAGAACTTAGTGGCATTGCAGAAAGCATATGCTTTGACATGCTGGCTACATTATCATTAACAGATTTTGTATTCTCTGTTCCAGTAACTTCCCAAAGCAAGTAAGGCTTGTATACCCAGTTTTTGTCTTGATCTAGCATAGTAGATTGCTTAATAGAACCATAAGATCTTTGAATGTATCTAGTAGTATAATCAATCTTTCCATCGTTATAAACATTGTTGTCGATAGAAGATACTGAGATAATGTTTTCTAAAATACTTGGATCTTCTGCTTGTGATCCGTATAACGTTACATCGACAGGCCTTGATGTTCCTAAAGGAAGAGTATACTCTTTGCTCATAACAATAAAGTTATTATACTCATCAAAGAACATTGAACTCTGAAATGAGACTGCTAAAGCATTTAAGACTTCTGCAATTGTTTGTGTTGAACTACAAAAGAAATATGGGATAACCATATCTTTTTGTCCAGTTAAAAACTTAAAAGAATAGTTACTGAACCCAATAGAGTCTAATAGTGTAGAGATAACGAAAGACAGAGATGCATCTGATAATAAAAGGTCTGGTGCAGATAACGACTCAAAATGGAAGAACATGTCTCTAAGTTCTATAGAGATGGTTCTTTCCTCTAGATTGGTTTTAGGCACTGATTCTGAGTACAGGGTTTTAATGGGAACATAAAACTCATACCCAGAGTAATTGTCAATTGCATCGTAAAAAGAAAACTTAACATTTTTATTTAAATATTGCTTAACTATACTGTCTGTATTGTTTTCATTAAATGCTAAATCATAGTCAGTTATTGTTATGCTACCTGTAGACGCTAAGAGTTGACCTACTGGCAATCCTGATCCACCTAGATCAGAAGCAACCTTGTTAACCTCAAACTCAACAGTTTTATCAGATACGTCTGCAATCAATCTTGGAGAGATTTCAATCAAGTCAAAGCATGAGTCAAACTTATTCATTGTCTCCACTGCAACTCTAACTCCAGAGATATAGTCAAACTCTTTATATAGAATATTCTGTGTTTTAGGATCTACATAAGTATTTGGATTGGTAAAATCAGTAACAAAGTTTGTGTTTTGTCCAACTTCAGAACTTGCAATGTGCCACCCATAGTTTGGAGCAAAAGTTTCATACTGACCATTAACCCATATATGAAATGTTCCAAGATCTTCTTCTGTTGATTTAATTAAATAGGCAAATCCAGGGATTGGATTATCTGGCCTTTGTTCCGTAGATATTAAGTCTCCAGCGTAAATAAAAATCTTTGAATACTTTTCTGGAATTATTAAACCGTAGGATAGTTCTAAATAGCCATCTTCTTGTATGATAGCCGAGCCATCTTCTCTTCTTGATAACTGATTAAATGATTGAACATCAACCCAGTTATTATCTTTAAGAACTTGAACTTTCCATTTTACTGGAGTTGTTTTATTTAAATCACCAAAAAGAGGATCGCTTAATAATCCTGAACCTGTAGAAAAAGGGCCAAGATCTTTTGTGCCAACATTTGTTTGCATTTTTACAACAAGTCTGTTTGCTGGAACCTTTTCTTTATAAACAACATACGGACATGCATCATCAATATAAAATTTCCCATTTACAATATTTTTTGCAATACCACGTTCAATATTATTTTCAGTTCTAAAGGATGACCAGTACTTAAATTTATCTTTGCTGTCAGACATATAGTATCTTGGTCGTTGAGCAAGGAACTGATTTGTGTTGTGAGTAAATCTATTAGAAAAATATGATAACTTGTTAATTCCAGATCTAGGCCTAAAAGTATTAAAGCAATCCTCTAAAGAATATAACTGTGCAATCTTTTGTTTCTTAGACTGAAACACCTGAGGCATGTTGTTATCTTTAGAACCACCATCAATAATAATGTCAGCATCAGTGGCATCAGTATAAAACTTACCAGAATCATTTATATCATAAGACTGTGTTAATGATCTGTATATAGAGTCTGACTCAAGTGGTCGATACCTATAATTTCCAACAGAGGCAATATTAGTAGAAACATTTAGGTTCCACTCCATTGTTACTATGCCTCTAGATTTAAGTGTTGAAAATTTCTCAACCAAATCTTTTAGTTCACTGCTTTGAAACATTATGCTTCTTCCAATGACATAGAGACATTCCATAGATCATAGTTTGTCTGGGACCTCTTTGAAATATTAAAAGAAAAGTCTGCTATAAAAACCTCAACAACTTCCTGATATCTTTGTAGACTATTATATGCTGCATCTGTACTACCAAAAAGAGGTCTATTATCATAGGCAATATAAGCCCACATAGATCCAACAGATTTCTTATACCACTCAAGCATCTCTGCTCCACCAGCACCACCATCTACTGTATGGAATACTACTCCATCTGCTGCCTTTCCGTTCTCATCAAACATAGGCTTTGCAGAAAATGCTCTTGATGGGATATTATCCCAAGACAAAGAAAACTTTCTTTTATCTGCAATATGGTAAGATCTCATTCTTCCATTAATTGTTCTTTCACGCTTCTCTAATCTTTCAATAGATACGTCAATAGGCTGTCTATTATGATCTGACAATATCAAGAAGTCGTCTTGCCTTACTTCACTTGCATCAGAAATATCTTGACCAACCTCATACCCAATTGGATAAAAATATGGCACCCCATCTTGATCCATGGTTAATCTTCCAGGGTTATTAGATAGCATAATAGCCTGTGGTCTTCCATACTTCTTACGTCCTTGTAGATACTGTACTGTAGCCATTATAGTCTATTCCCCCGAATTCTTTGTCCCTCAATTTGTTTGATCTGTGATATTACTGTTCTTGCAATATCGTCTGGGCTAGCATCTGATTTTGCATTAACTGTTAAACTATAATTATACACTGAGTTGCTGTCTGAAGTCTTACTTCCAGCATTAATTGCACGAAGGTTGTCTACTCCATAATTTTCAACACCATACTTTGTTACTACAAACTCTCCTGGTGTTAGCATCGCAGGAATAATATCTGTACCTATAGGCTTCATTCCAAATCCACCACTTGCTAGATAACTTCCGACCATTCCACCCATAGCGTATCTTGAATATCCAGTTCTTCTGTCATATGCAGCGTCTGCTCCACCAGACATAAGAGCCTTAGTTGCTGCTAGGCGTGCAGCAGCCTCTTCTGCATCCTTAAGGGCTTTAGCCTCTGCTGCTTGCTGGGCTGCCCAAACAAGTGCTTGTCCAGTATACCTTGCGCTAGATAAGACTCCTGCGATTCCACCAAGTGCAGCAGTTGCCTCAGTATTAGCAATCAAACTACTAGCCATATTGTTTGCAACCTCTGATATATTTACATCTGATGTTCCTGCTGTTGTTATATCAGTGATTAGTTTCTTTTGTGCATCTTGTACAGTCTTATTAACTTCATCAATATTTCCAGCATTTACTGGTGCTGGTGCAGGAGGTGGAGTTCCACCATTGCTACCGCCTGTAGCCCCCATAATTACTTGATAAATTTCATGAATTTCTTTAATGGTAATAGATGTTCCATCTTTTTTAAAGTAATCAGCCAACTTGTCATTAATTTCTTTCCATGTTTTGTCAACAATATCTGCAGTAGCAAGTGCTGCTGCAAGTTGTCCAGCCATCAACTTATCATTAGCAAGTTGAGCAGCATCGACACGCAACTTCATGTCTTCCCACTCTAGTTTTGTTTTTCCAAGAACTGTAAGTTTTTGTTTTTCTGCTTCAAGTGCATCTTGGCTAGCCTTTAGTGCTGCTTGAGCATCTGTTACTCCTTGCTGCAATGGAATTAATTGATCTTGCTTTGCCTTTAGTATTGCATTTGCAGCATCAACTGATGCTTGTGCAGTCTTAAGTTCATTTTGCTGAATTGAATATATCTTTTCAGAAATTACGTACTGCTCTTCTTCAATCTGTAAACGGGTCTTTCCTTCATCATTGACAAGTCTTGAGAGTTCAAGTTCTCTTACGCTATCAATTGCCTTTGATTGTTCTGCGATTGCATCGCTTGCCTGCTGTTCTCTTAGTTCTTGTGCTGCTTGTGCTGCTGCTGAAATATCACCCTGAGTAAGAGCATCTGCAAGAGACATTTGTTTCTTTTGCTGATTAGCAATAACAGAGTTAATAGAAGAAATCTTATCAAGAGCAGCCTTTTGCTTATCATACTTCTCATTAATCGATTGCGCTGCCTTGTCCATTAATTTTAAGTCATGAGATAACTTATCATTTCTTTCATTCTGAACAGCAATTAGTTTATTCGCAGCCTCAACACCCTTTTCAGCAATCTCTACATTCTTCTCTTGAGCATCAATCTCTTTTTGCTTTGCTGTTACTAGTGCTTCTGCACTAACAATTCTAGCCTCATCTGCTGCAAAGATTGCACGGTATTGCTTATCAAGCATTCTTTCCTGAATATCAAATAGTTTCTGTGCTGCATCATATCCAGGTTGGAAGGCTGCAGACATATCTCCAGAGTTAATGCTTGTAATTGCTTTTTCTGTTTGTGTGTCTTTAATCTTTTTAACTGCTGCAGCAATTCCTTCTGCACTCATCTTTCCAGATTTAAGTTGATCTGCTAAGCCCTTTGCTAAAGATGGGTCAGAAAGAACTGTGGCAATCATTGACGAATCCATACCCATTCTTGCTAGGTCCTTAGCAAGACCAGAGAACACCTTTTGATCAGTTAAGGATTTAGTTAATGACTCAAAGTAAGTACGAACTGATTTTAGTTGCTCTTGCTGTTGTAGTAGGGCTGTTGAATTGTTCTTTGTTGCAGCCATCTGCTTTACCTGGGCTGTAGTAAAATTACCTGTTGCTATCGCTGCTGCAAATTGAGAATCTTCAACAGCAGCATAGGCATCTTCTAAAGACATTCCTGCTGCCATTAACTTATTTACTGCAGAATTTTGATTCTTAATATTAGTAATAAACTTTTCATTTTCATTTTGGAAATTACCAACAGCAATATTGTTTAGCAAAGCATTTAGTTGCTTTGCATTCTTAACTTTAATAGCACCAGTCTTTTTGTCTATCTCAATAAACTTAGGACCAATCTTCTTATAGTCTTCAACACTTAGTCCAGTCAAGAAGTCAATGGCACCCTGGCCCATGCCCTTCTTTCTTAGGTTATTTTCTAATCCGTTAAATGGATCTAGTGGTTTACCTTTACTATCTTTACCTGGAACAAGGTTTCTTACTTTACCCTTTGAATCTGTGAATAGTGCATTCATAGCCTTCATAGAAGACCCCCAGCCAACGGTTAATCCTTGTTGTGCTTTTCTTAAATCTCTAATCTTTTTAATTAATTCATCTAGAGGAGATGCATTTGGACCCTTCTTGTCTCCTCCGCCAGTGCCAGGACCTTTGTATGGTGTTGTTGCATCCATTGCTGCTGTTTTGATTCCAGCCAGATGTGCTGCGTACATAGCCTTTTGAACTGGGAATGATGCATTTTGGTACATCTCTCCGCCACCCTTGCTTGCAGGCTCGCTTAGCCACTTTTGAACATCTGGGTCTCCCTTAAAGACAGTCTCATCTTGAATAGACATTACTGTAACGATTTCATTCATGTAAACTTGTTTTTGATTTTCAGACAAACCCTTATAGTATTCTTGATCTATTGCACCAAGGTATTCTTCTGGCATGAACTTTGTTCTTACCATTACCTCATAGTCTAGGTTTCCAGTCTTTACCTTATCAAATAAGTCTTGTGCTATTTTTGCTGCTTCTGGATTTTCGTTGTAGTACTTAATTAGGTAAGCAACATCTAGTTCTCCACCAGTTCTTGCAATCTGTGCATTAAAGTCAATGATCTTCTGTGCTTCTTTTGTTGTCTTTGCTTCACTAACCTTAAGCATAAAGTCTGTCTGAAGTTGTGTATTAGGCTTTCCATCTGCTCCAATGAATAGATCTGCAACCTGCTGTGCCTCTGACGCAGCCTTACCACCAAACTTTGTGATGATATTCATTGTTGAATCAAACGCTGCTTTGTTAGTTGAGGCAAGGTCCATCAAACTAATTAAGGTAACTGGATCAATATTTCCAGATGCAACCTCCATCTTAAGCAAATACTTTTGCTCTTGAGTTCCAGCAGAATCTTCAATAGCCTGTTTAGCCATAGGGACAACATCTTCTACTGCAGTTCCCTTATACTTTTTAGTCATTAACTTATCTGCACTATTCATATATGCTTCTTGGATACCCTTGTCTGCACCCTTGAAGTTTGCCATGATTGTGTCAGTAGTTACTTTCTGCTTATCTAAAAGTTTTTGTTTATCATCTAAGAAGTCATTTTCAAGTTGTAAAGCCTTTACTGAATCTCCTGCAGCCTTTGCAATGTCAATTTTCTTTTGATATTCAAGTTCAAGACCATCAAGCATCTGCTGCTGTTCTTCCAAAGCAATCTTTTGCATAGCAGCATCTGCACCTGTGCTTGCTGCAATTCTCTTACCTCTATCTTTTCTTCCATTAAAGTATCCTGCAACTCCACCAATAAGTGCACCTGCTCCTGCTCCGATTGCTGCTCCTACTCCAGGTATTGGAATAAGCATTTGTCCAGCAACTGCTCCTACTGCTGCACCTGCTAATGCTCCTCCACCAATGTTCTTTCCAAGATTAGCGACATCTCGTCCACGATAACCAAAAGTTTTTTGTGCTCTATTATTGCTTGCCACTAGGTCTCTATTAGTTGCGTCAACCATTTTTGTTCTTATTGTTAGAGGGTCTTTTATAAAGTTTTCTCCATTAGGCCCTAGTAACTCAGTTAGTTTTGCGTTAACTTGAATACCAAACGCTTGATTACCTAATGCGTCTCCAACGTTAAGAGCGATAGATCTTGCTTGTTCTGTTGACATTGCTCCTGATGTAACACCCATTGCCAACTGTCTGAATAATGCAGTCGATGCACCAGCAGTTCCTCTTTGTGCAATATTTGCTCCAACATCTTTTACAAGAGCCTTGCCCTTTTCTCCTTCTACAAAACTCTCTCCAAAAGTAGTTTTTCCAGTAACTGTTTGGTATTGCTTTACTTCGTCTTTTCTTCTTCTATCCATTATCTCAGAAGCAGTCACTTTTCCAGCAGCCTCTGCAAAAACTTGCAGTGCTTGGTTAGATCCATTAACCCTATCAGCAAATGCTATAGCAGCATCTCCTGCTTTGTCTACCGCCATCCTATTCATGACGTAGGCTCCGATTACAACTCCAATACCTAGCGCCAGAAGTCCAAGAGAACTTCCTGCTAGGGTTGCAGCCATTGAAAGTAGCATTAGTGGCATCATTGCTTTTTGGAACATTTCTCCAACTGCACCTGGTGCCATAGAGCCCATCATTGTAACCATTGACAAGCCCATTGCGGCCCCGCCAATTTTTCCACCAACTTGAGACATCTTTGCTTTACGGGCAGCCATTAGTTCTGAATCTGTACGAGACTTAATGGCTCTAAGTTTTAATCTTTCCATTGCTGCAGTTAGTGAAGACTGCTTGATGACATTTGCTGCTTCTTTTTGTTCAGCCTTTGCTCTTTCTGCTGTTGCTTTTACTAACGCTCTTTCAGCAGACTGCTGCAGTCTTCTTTGTGTTCGCATTTCCTGCGTAATCTCGCCTGTTGTTCCATACAACTTTTGCTTAGACTGAGAAATCTTTTCATCTAACTTTAATTGCTTCTTTGCTTCTGCTAGTTTTCTTTTTTCAACTGCCTCTAATTGTCTGCGAATTGATTTAGCATCGGCATCTACTGGTCCAGTTCCATAAAGCGCTGCACGGTTACGTGATTGAGATCCAGTTGGCATTGGTCCTGAGACTGCACCAGTTTTAATTGCTGCGCCGATTTGCTGACCTGCTACAGTTGCATCATCTATCTGCCCCTTAGCACCAAGAACAAGACCTGCTCCAGACTGCTCTCCAACAGTACGCATTTCCTTTGAAGGAGAAGCAACTTTAAGTGCGCTCTTTGCTCCTTCAGCAATTGCTCTTGTAGCAGCCTTTACAATATCAAATCCTGCACTTCTGTAGAATGGAAGTCTATCTCCACCAGTTCTAATTCTTTCTTCTCCAACTCTAACAACTGGTTTTGATCCAGCAGTCGGAACCTTAGATAGTCCAAACTTAGCAGCAACTGCTTGTGAAATATTAACTCTTGCTTCTCCAGCAGTATTTGCTAACTGATTGAATGCTGCAACAACACGGCTATCAGCAGCCATCTTCTTTGTAGAATACTCATATGCTTGCTTTACTGTTTGATCAGTAACTGTGGCTCCCTTGTGAACAGAAACCATATACTCTCTAATACCACGATCTAGTTGCGTTAACTCTGCAGATACATCGTCCATCTTTAATCCTGCAGCCTTTAGAGATGCCTTCCATCTTTGCATTCCCTGCTTATCAAAGTCTGCAACAAATTCTGATTTTGCTACTCCTCCTGGCTTTCCAAGAAGTCCATTAATACTCTTTCCAGTTGATGTCTGTCCAGTTGTCATACCCAACTTACCATAAACATTTACCATCAATGCATTTCCAAATTGAGCAGCGACTGCATTAATTACTCTGAGGGCTCTTGCAGTGACAGCCCCCTCCATTTGATTTAGTTGTGCTGCTAGTGTTGCAGCAGGTACTGGTGTCATTGATCCAATATGAGCAAACTCTGTTTTGCCCTGCTTACCCTTAATGTATCCTGGAATATTGTCAGCAATCATTCCTGAAATAAGTGGTGCATATTTTTCAGACTGCTTGGCTGGAATTACTGACTCTCCTGGAGAAAGCATTGCTGGTACAACGTCTCCTGCGCCCTTAGGACCTGGAACTGTAACAATACCTTCAGCAAGTCGCATTGGTGGCTTACCAGGCATACCAGGGCGCATAGGAACCATTGAGAACGCCTTCTGTGCCTGAACTGCTTGTAAGTATGCTGCTGTTAACTGAACTACCGCATTCTTTTCAGATGTAAACCTTTGCTGTAGTCTTTGATGAACCTGATCTAGTGATGCTGCTACTGCTGCATTTTCCATCTGCTGTTGTGTTAGGTAGTTGGTTTGCTCACCCAAACCTAAGGAAGATTTTCCAACTCCATTAAATATAGACTTAATTCCAACAAACATTTTAATAATATTTGCAACACCGTTTGCCAGCAAACCAAATGACATCAGAAGGATTGGACCAATACCAGCAACTACTGTTGTGAAAATAACAACAAACTTTTTAGCACCCTCTGATAAGTCATTAAATCTTTCAAATATTCCACCAAAGAATTTAATTACTGGAGTAAGTGCTTTTAAGAACTCTCCACCGATTGGTGCAATTGCAACCTTAAGATCTTCTATCTGCTTCTTAAACTTAAACATTGGAGAGTCTGAAACTTTTGCTAATTCTCGTTCAGACAAAATTGCAAGTTCTTCTGTTGTGGCTTTTGTTAAGCCCAATACTGTTTGTGCTTGTGTTCCTTCTTTAACTACATTCTGGAACAGTGTAGAAATACGAGCAAACTGGAACTTACCAAATAGTTGTTCAATTGCACGTGCACGGTTAAGTGGATCTAAAGTATCAAGTGCTTGTGCAAAGTTAATTACTGTTGACTTAACATCTCCCTGATTTGCTTCAACAATTCCTTTAAGGTTTATGCCAAGGTTTGCAAGAAATGCGCTGGCTTTGGCAGATGGATTAATCATAGACGCAAGACCAGACTTGAGTGCGTTAGCACCTTCTGAAGCGTTGATTCCACCTTCCTTCATTGCTGCCATGAAGAATGCAAGGTCTTGTACATCTCCACCAAGTTGCTGAATTACTGGTGCTGCTTTTGGAATTGCAGTTGTTAGGTCATCAATATTTAAAAGCGTCTGGTTTTCTACAGCATTTAGAAAGTCAATATTTTTTGCTAAATCATTAGAAGCAATACCAAATGTAGATGTAAGAGAAATAATAGTTTCAAGAGATTTCTCTTGATCAATGTTTCCAAGAATTGCAAGTTTTGTTGCGCTTGCAACCTGAGACATAAGGTCTGCTCCAACTTTACCAGTTGCTGCAACGTCTGCTGCCATCTTCATTGTATCTGCTACGGCTATACCATACTTTGTAAATTCATTAGCAAGCAGTTGAACATCTTTTAGTGCTTTAGCAGCCTCAGAAGATGTAGTAAATAAATCTCCATAAACACGTTTAAACTTAATTGCTTGTTCTTCTAGTTGCATAAATACTTTTCCTGCTGCTGCACCAAAGTACATTAGAGGAACTGTAAAACCAACCATCAACTGACGACCAGCCCACTGAGTATTCTTACCAAAGTTAAGAAGGTTTGTAGAACCCTGTCTTAAAAGTTGATTTAGTAATGCTTGTTTCTGTGCAGCAATTGCAACCTGTGTTTGTAGGTTTTTCATGTCCAGTGTTAGTGGACGTACAGACATAGCCTTTAAAGATCCAGATGCATCTCGACCCATCTTAATATACTGAGTCTGAAGAGTCTTTACATTTTCTCTTGCAACCTTGTTGATTGTTTCATGCTCTTGCTTAAATAGTCTACCGAATGTTTTAGATGCTGCTCCAGCATATCTAAAATACTCTTTCATTGAGAGTTGATTTTTAGCAAGTGCTGTGTTAAAGGATTCTGTTGTAGATCTTACACGAACCATTTCGGCATGAAATTTGCCACTGGAGTTAATTGTGTTTGCAAGGTTTTGTTGCATATTGGCAGATACGGCAGCGCTTGCAGCGCCACCTTTTGCCATGGTGGAATGAAAGGCTGATATCTGGCGTTGTAGCGCTTTGAGTTCTGCAAGTGCTGCAGATGTATCAATATTGACTACAATATTGGACTGAATATCAGCCATTCATTATTACCTCTTTATAGTTTTATTTATGGAAGAGTATTGAGAACTGGTGTATCTGAAAGGTTAACTCCAGATGCCTCTTCAATAATCTTGTACACAGTTGGGAGATCCATATTATCTTCCAATGCTGCCAAATCTTCTGCGAGTTCTGGCTTGTACTGCTTCATTGCAATTTGAATACATTCCATCAGAATGTTCATTGACTTTTCGTTATCTTCTGCTACTGCTGCTACTCCCTCAAACTTCTTCATAAACGGACGAAGTAGAGAGATCTTTAGTGGACGCACCTTGATCTTTGTGCCATCAATTAGCGTTACTGTCTTTTCTTCATGGACTGTTGTTGCCATTTTTCCTCCTTGTAAGGTTGTATCAATTATAGCATAAACAAGCGTGTTTTTTACGCAGTTATTTCTTCGTAGTCTAGACCATTTCCTATTCCAAATCCAGCCTCCATTGCACGCTTTCCAGATAGATTTGTTATATCATTGCTTCCCTTGCCCTTATACAGAACTCTATTTTTCATTTCTTCCCATGCATCATCATTTTTGTCCTTGTCTATATCAACACCCTGGATTGCTGCTAAGAACTTTTTCTCCATATGATCTAGTTCTCTTCTCATAGAGATAATCTGTAATAGTTCTGGCATTGATATAGATAGTTCTAAGTCTTCGTAATTCTTCCATGCCCCAAGTATGAAGGCTTCAGACTCTAGTTTTAGTAAGTCTAGGCTATCCCAAGTGTCTCCATTATCTGTTGCCTGATCTTTGACTGGCTCTTCTTTATTTTGATCAATCTTAATACCAGCACCAATATCAAGAATCTTATAAATTATTGGCAGGTCTATCTCATCCTCTAACTCTTCAATAGAATGTGAAAGTCGTGGGCAGTACTGCTGCATTGCTAGTCTTGTACATTCTGTCATTACCGCTATAGCCTCTAAATCATTTTTGGCTTTTTTAACAGAAAGAAATACCTCCATTACTTGATGTAGATATTTAATCTTTAATGGGGAGATCATTACAGTGGTTCCATCAAAAAATGTTATAGGATGCTCTTGATATATTTTAGTAGCCATTAAACCATTATAGCAAAAGAAAACTGCCCAATCAAAAGAAAGGGCAGTTCTCGATTAATTAAATAAATTAATTATGCAATTCTGCGGTCAACGATCTTACCATACATACCATTATCCAATGGAAGCATACGGAAAGTTACGTCGAACATAGAAGCAGCATCACGCTTAGCAGATGCAGTTACGCTCTCGATTGAGAGTGCACGATATCCGATGTAGATACGCTCCTTGTTAATTGCTGGATCTCCAGTTCCTGGTCCTACTGCAACGATTCCTCGCTCCAATGGAACTTCTCCTAGTTCTCCTGAGTTGATGTCGAAAGACTGACTTCCTGCACCAATTCCTGTTGCTGTTGCTAGATCTGAAAGATCCTCATCCTGTGCTGCAACTGAAACCAAAAGGTTTTCTAGTGTTGCCTCAGCGAATGAAGTCTTAAGTGATACCTGCATACCTTGCTTGAAAAGACGAGCAACGTCAAGTACCTGGTCAACCTGAACTTCACCGAAGTCAGGCTGGAATGTAAGTTCAATACCATTGCTGGTATATCCTACGTTTGTATAATCAGTATCATCTGCTAGTGTATCCTTATAAGATAGTCCTGCTTCAAATCCTGGGAGAGATCCTGAGACATCTCCGATTTGTCCTGATAATGAATCACCGTATGTGAACAGCGCTGCTGCTCCCACGATGATGTTATTGGACGAGCCACGTGTATAAGCCATTTATTCCACCTCTTTTTCTTTAGTTTACTATATGAAATTGTAGGCGTGTTTCCTCACTTACAATTATAACAGCCTTTTTGCTAGCCTTTGTGCCAGTCAAAATCGACTATGATCTTATTTCCTGCGTAGGTTCTTGCTGTACCAAAGTCAATAATGTCTCTGGTCTCCTGTAATTGGTATACCTTGAAGTTATGGAACTGAATAGGTAGGGTTGCATCTGACCATAAGCCAGTGTTTTCTCTTGCCCACTTATTTAGGTCTTCTGCTGACTCATCTCCATTATTAAGAAGATCTTCTACATCTGCCGTAATCTTGACCATGCTATCAATAGAGTTTTCTCCAAATGCATAAAAATAATATAAAACTTGCTCACATTTGATATGAGGAAACGGCTGTCTACGCATGCGAAGCATTCTGTCATAAACTGCGAAAGTTCCTCCACCATCTGGGAATGTTTCAGTCAAAGTATCAATAGATGTTGGACTAGTTGGAAAAAACCTTAGAGTCGTTGGTGTATTAAAGTTGGGATTAACCTTTGCTGCTAAATAGGCATTGATCAATGACGGAGGATGATATATATTAGCCATTTACGACCCCCGCATTTGCAATCCACTTAAACCCTGTTGAATAACCTGCAGATCTTCCAGACCTTTTGCCTGCTGCCATATTGGTTTTATATACTCTAGGATTTTTTAGATATAGGTCAAGCCCTGTTGTTCTTAGGAGTGCTTGGGAGAAATACTGACTAAATATGATGTCCATTATTTTTTGAAATCCCCCCTGTGCTTCTACTCCTCCAGGATTATCTACCTTTACTGCATTTTTAGTAAAAATTGTTTCACCATCTTGTTCAAATACTAATGTCGTGGCAACCTTTGGTCTAATTACAACAGGAATTCCTTCTTCCATAATTCTTGCTTTATTATAAAAAGGCTCTCGTGATCCATCTTTTATAGTTGAAGATTGCTTAAATGTTGATAGGAAAGACAGCCCAAGATTACTAACAGTATAGTTTATGTCATATAATCTTGCATCTGGGCTACCAACTTGATACCATTCGTATACATGTGCGAGCATGGCTGGATCTGCCTTTGCGTTTGAATCAACGAACTGCTTAATAACTTCTACGGACTCTTTGCCAAGGTTATTTAAAAATACCTTCTTACCTGCATGAATGCCATCTAGAAATCCAACAGAGTATTCTATTACATTAGTTAGATCAATCTTAAACTGCTTTGAGTTAAACTTTATCATTATAGGTCTACCGCCTGATTATCAGATCTACGAAGTACGATCTTGTAGTATTCTACTTTTCCAAACAATCCAATGGTTGGTGCAACAGAGGCTATTTCAAACAGTGTTGACTTTCCAACTCTTTCTCCTGCTGGCTCAACATAAATTGGCACTCCTGAAGAATCACGAATATTTGTAAGAAGCACATTGTTGCTAGATGTGCTATCTCCTAATTCGGAGAATCTTATGTCTGAGGCTGTTCTTCCAAGCAGTGTGGTGTCCTGAGTAATGGCAACAGTGTTTGTTCTAAACTCTTCTTTATTCTTTAGCCCTGCATGAGCAAAATAGCATGGAACTGATTTTGAAAACATCCACTGCTTCTTTACATTGCCATAGGTTCCTTGACTTACACCAGCATAATATATATCAACCAACATTGGGTATATTGCTGATGGTGAATCGCATGACATTATATCAACCCTGGTCGTAATATTGTATTTGCATACTTATCTAAAATTTTATCAACAATAAGGTTTCCAGTACCGCTAAATAGTTTTTCTGAAAACTCAACCTTAAACTGATCTGTTTGATAGTTCTTGGTAAATCTCTTGTAGTAATCTAGATTTCCACACTTGATATCTTCAATCAAGATTCTTGTTGCTTGCTCAATGTCTGCTGGAACTGCCTTATAGCCAGTATCTAAAACAAATGTGTAGTCTGCTCCTGATGGAAATGCAACTCCACCAAAGCCATAGTAAGCAATGTCTCCTTGTGCAGATGGAACTTGCATTACTGCAGACTCTGCACGGTTATATCCTCCAGCAAAATCTCTTTGTATTGCTGAGTTATCTAGTGTCAACGAATATAGATATTCATTTGTGTCTAGTGAAGCGTCATAAACCAAAACGTTATTTTCATAAACCTTTAAAATTTTATTTGTTTCTTTCCACACTGGGAAGTAGTCTGTATTGTTTCCTACACCTTGTAAAATGCTTTTTGTATTATAAAAGCCACTAGGGATTATGTTATCAATAATTGATCTTGCTAAAAGTTCTAAAACCTTGTATTCCTGAATCTCTGTTGCTGATGTTCCCAATTTTTTAGGGTCAATGTAGGGTCTTAGAATGTCTAAGTTTTCTTCAATCTCACTATGTCCATCGCTATCAACAATCTTAACAAAAAACTTTCTATCGTATTGTGCTTTTTCAATTGGAAAAGTATAGGATACTTGACCAGTTGCTGTAGAGGTCAACTCTAAAACTTCTACTGAGTGATCCACCAGATCCTCAATGTACATTGTGTATGGTGAGTTTACTGATGAAACTGTCCATACTGGTACAAGGGGATAAGGTGGAACTCTCAAGACCTCCATTTTTTACTTACCGAATTCCTTCGCAACTTCTTCTGCTTCTACCTTAGTTACGTGATCACGGGTAAGCCATTCTGCTGCTGCTGCCTCGGAAACAATGTTGATTCCCTTGGCAATCTTGCCTACACCAATCCAAGTTACATTCTTGGTTGACTTAATGGCTACTGTCTTTTCTTTGTCTTGCTTTGGAGCAGACACCTTTTTTGCTGGCTTGTCTGCTGTTCCTGTTCCAATGGCACCGTTAGCAACTGGTGCTAGTGCTGGAACTTGCTCAACTGGTGCAGAGTAGGCAGGTGCCTTAATGACATCCTCAACCTTTTCTTCTACAATTGGCTCTGGCTTTACTTCTTCCTCAACAACTGTATCTTCTACAACCTCTGGTGCTTTGATTGCAGACTCTTCAGCCTTGGGAGTTTCTTCATTATTGAAATTATTTTCCATTGTATTACCTCCTGAATAGTATTATATCATTATAAATTATTAAAGGGGGCAGGAGAGTTAACCCCCGCCCCCCATAAAGGTACTGATTACAGATTATGAATCTGATGCAGCGTCAGCGAATGCGATTGCATCCTGCTCTTCCCACTGAATACCGAAGCGAACGAAGACTGTGTATTCTACAGTGTCCTTCTTTGGCTTGTATTCACGGTTTACAGTGATATCACGCTGGAATCCCCATACACGGTTCTGTGGGAATGTCAAATCGACATATCCTGCAGGATAGTATGGAACTTCCTGAACATCGACACCTAGAACACGTGTTGTACGTGCTCCACCGAATGTCTGTGCTCCACCGTCAAGGTATGCTTGACGATTTAGCGGTGTTCCGCCAGCCTGTGATGCGAATGCCTCAGCAACTGCATCTGCAAGAGTTCCGTTATTCTTAACGATTCCCTGGAATGCATCTGTACCAGCATAGAACTTCAAGTTAGACTTGATAGCACGATACTTACGTGGCATTGCTGTGATGATGTTCTGCATTACGTCTGTTGTCCAAGCGTCATTAGTGACTGTTACAACTGACTCGTGAGCATCTCCGTCTGTCTTTACACGGTTTACGAAGCCTTCCATGATTCCAAGGAATGCGTCGCTACCTGAACCCAAACCATTAATGGCTAGGTCTTCGATATCATTACCAAAAGCATTTGTCATCAAACGGACAATGTGATCTTCTAGTGCTGCACCTTCGATGTTATCTTCTAGTGCTTCAGCAGCAACTTCCCAGTCAAGACGAATCTTCTTTGTAGTCAATTCAACCTTTGAGAATGTTGCTCCTGCATTTGTGTAATCTCCAACTGCTTGCGCTGCTGCACGAATTACACGCTCTCCGACGTTTACCTTTTCGAGTTCCATTGTATTGGCTCTCATAGTAACACGACGGCCATCTTGGGCGAGGGTTGTAGCATCCCACACGTAGTCGATAAAACGACGTGCTTGCTCTGGGCGTAGGATACCTGATCCAGCCTCACCTGAAGGGTTTACTGCGTTTGGACCTGTTGTAACTCCGTTAAGTGAAGTTGGGATATTACCCAATACACCACCGTCAGTGTAGTTACCTGGTACGTTAACTCCTGCATCTGAACCTGATGCAAATGCTCCCTGACCCTGATAGAGTCCTGGTGCTGTTCCGCCAAGGTTACCTGAGGTACCTGGCTGGTTCTTTTCTATATTTTGTTCCGACATATTGTCACCTCCTGTGATTTTTTCTAAATGAATAGATCGGCTGTTTTGAGGAAACTACCGCCCCATAGGGATTTTTCAACCATCTCAGGTTGATCCTGTACAATCTCGCCGAGATCGCCAGACTTTCGGAAAGCAGTGTCTGCTTCAATTGCATCTACTCGCTTACCAAACTCTTTGAATTCACTTGATGCTGCTGCAATATCTTTTGCTACTGCGTCAAATGAACTTTTTGCTGTTTCAACATCTACCTTTGAAGACTTTAGAAGTTCTACTTCTGCCTGCAAAGATTTAACTGTTAATACTAGATCGCTAAAGGCTTTTTCAAGACCGTCAGTTGTTTCTGGAACTACTTCAGTAGTTACATCATCTGACTTAGGAGCCATTGGCTTCTTAGCCTCTGCCTCTTCATCTGCTGGAGTTTCAGCAGTAGTCTCTTCATCAGTTTCTGCCTCACCAGATGCTGGCATTGCTGCCTTCTCTGTTGAAACTTCTTCTACTGCAGTCTCTACTACATCTGCTTTCGCATCTGCCTCTGGAGCGACCTGTACATCTTCAACTACGACATCAGTCTTCTCTACGATTTCTTCTGCCTGCTTTGTTGCTTTTGCCATAAGGTTTTCCTCCTTGTTCATCTTAGAAGTATTAATGCCTTTAGCACTATCAACTAAGAACTTTATCATATTTGTTTTGTCAATATCCGTTTTTTCAACGAACCCTATGTTAGCCATTGGCTCTCCTGTGGTTGGGCTTGCTTCTGCTTCATTTTCTGAAACCATTACCAGTCCAGACTCTTTATCCCAAAATACATTTTCTAAAACTGTTTCGTCACCCTTTACAACACTTACTCCGTCTACCTTTTCAACAGATACAATGTTTGCGAACTGATTTGCTGGTGAATCTACAAGACTCAACTCTACCAAATCATATTCCTTAATAACTCTAATTGACTTATCTGACTTCTCATCATAAGCGTCATCCCACTTATTCATTCTTCCGCCAATAGAAAAACCTGTATAGGTTCCATCAAGAACCTTTTCCCATGCATCTTGTGCGCCCTTTGAAATATATGCAGACACAAAAACACCCTTGTACATTGTCTTTGTTTCTGGATCAAAATATTTATCTTCTTTAAATGAGACCATCTTTCCTACTGCTGATGGCTGGTGCATTTCTCTGATGTTGCCACGGAAACGAGCAAAGGCATCCATAGAGGCTTCAGCAGTAACAATGTCATCCTGCTTGTCCACATTATCTAAAGATGCAAAACCAGAAACGATTCGACGGTCTTTGTCCACTTTTGTAAGTGGCATAGAAAGACGCAAATTCTCCCCATCTGAATTCCAATGGGCTTTAGTTATATTGCTCACCATTATATTATAAACCCCTTTTTACAATTATATCACAATATGGACATATCGGGCTCTTCATCAAACTTTCTTCCTTCGCCCTTTGGATTTCTTCCAGCAACAGTTGATGTGCTATCTGAATTATTATTTGCTCTTTCTGCATCACGTGCACGAGTAGTTGTTGCCTCTGCTGCTTGCTGAGGCTTCATGTCTAGTGGCTCATCTCCACCTTCTCTTTGTGGCATACCAAGTGCAGAACGAGCCTCATTAGGAAGCATGATCTGATTCTTTACGTATCTTTCAAGAATTTGTGATTGAGCAATCTCATCTGTCAAGGTTAACTCGTTGAACTTAAACTCAAGGATGTCTGTTCTTTCACGGATAACCTTATTGATCATCTTTTCTAGTTGTCTTTGAGATGGTCTTGCAACCTGCTCTTTAAATGTTCTATCTTGTGCTAGCGCTGCTGCGATGGATCCTGAATCTCCCCCGCCTAGTTTAGACAATGGAACCTGATGTGCAACTAAAATATCATCACGGTTTTGCTTGCGGTATTCCTTAAATGATCCTTCTTGAATTCCATTTTCGATTGGCTCCATCTTAAACTCAACCTTGTTTGTATCTGAGTCAGCAGGTAGAGGAATATAGAGTGTTCTATGGTTTTGCCCCTTAAGGCCAGTTTGCAAGAATCTGAACATCTTGTCTTCTGCATCTGCAGATAACTTTGCACCCTTTAGTGTAACCACATATCTTGGCACAGCCTTATTACTAAAAAAGTCGATATTATATTGTGATGCTAAAGAGTCTCCATACAAAGAGTTAATAGCAGAAATAATATCAGGAACACCATAAAAAGTGTTTAGTGGAGAGTAAGACTTAAAGTGAATAATTTCATTTGGTCTTCCATCTGTTCCAAGTGGGTTATTATTTGTTGCACCAAAATTTCTAAAGTAAACAACCTTATTTCCAATTACTTGAACAAATCCATCTCTCAGTCTTCTGACTCTAATTGTGGTTGCAGGAATGTGTCCAACGTAGCCAATCTCACCACGAGTAGTTCTTCCAACTTCTAAATATCCATTTCCAGTAGCCTGAAGATCTGTGTAAACCTTTTCCATCGATGAAGTAAAAGAGTCATCGCTGTTCAAACTTTCTAGCCAATCACGGACTTCAATCTTTGCTCTTTCAATTCTTTTTCTTGCTTTCTCTGCTGTTCCCTTTTCTGCAGTCTCTAACTTTAGTAATGTTCTTGGGGATATCTCAAAATCATATCCTAGCCCTACAATGTTTTCTACCTTCGCATCAATGGCAGCATGGTTTGCAAAAGATGTGTCATAGAAATTTGCAAGTTCGTATAAATTCCATGGTGGTGTGATTACATCAAAAAGACCATAGGCATTATGATAGATTACTCCTGGGTTAATTTCTTTTGACTTTGCTCCATTGATTCCAGAACTAACTGCAAGAGAACTATCGATATAGGATTGTGGTGCTTCTGCTTTTACAATTCTTGAGGCACGTCTTTTAAAGTTATTGTCCAGTCCGTTAAGATTTTTTAACTCGTCCCAACTTTTAGTAAATGGATCTTGTTTTTGAAATGTGTCGTCTACCTTTGGCAGATCGTCAATTCTTGCGCCAATTCTATATTCTCTTTCATCGCTCATTAGTCATCACTTCCATATTTCGCTATAGTATCCTTGGCTGCTTGAACTGCACCAAGGTCATTCATAGAAGGAATAAGACCCTCTGATAATCTTTGCTTTTGCTCAGAGTACTCTTCTTCAGAGATTCTGGTTAATCCTGGAACGAAGATGCATTCTCCATCCCCTTCATCTCCATAATACTTTGCAGCCTCTTTAAGTTTTGAAATCTGTAAGATGTCACCCTTCATAGACTCGATATTTAAGATTGACCCTGTACCGTCAGTAAACCATTTTCCATTAGCCTTTTTGTAAACGTATAGGCCCCACTCATAGTGTTTTTCAATAACTTTTACCTTTGAGTCGCCAATTTGCCCCTTCATCTTAGGCAATGGCTTGCGCTTTTTCTTTGGATTTTCCATATTCATAACCATAAGTATACCATATTAGAGTGGAGAAGCGATATACTGCTTCCAAGATGTTCCCGTATATACAGAAACTGGATCATTGGCAAGCCTAAAAGTCTTTTCACTATCAACAATTATCTTATTTGTTCCAATATATGTTCTATATATGTCTCCTGGTGTAATTCCATATGAAAATGACGATGATCTAACTAAAACAGAGAACCAGATATATCCTGCATTCCAGGTTTCCCACTGATACGGTATTGGCGTTGGGTCTCCTGGAACATACTGCTCCATAACTTCGTCCCAAATTCTATAAGAAAAACTTTGCTTTTGCTGTAAACTTGTCATCTGATAGTAGGAAATATGATTAAATAGCATTGAGCCATTTAGGTTAATGTAGCCAGAATATCCAGAAAATGAAAGTGGCAAACCAAAAGATATACCCAAGAACGCCCACTGCTTAATTGTAATTACTGGATAAGAGACTAACTGTCCATTTATGTAATAAGAAATACCATCTTGTATTTTACCTGTTTGTGCATTGACTGCATAAATTTTTGCTCTATCTCCAGAAGGACTATTAGCAACCATAAAGAATTTAATAGTAGACTCAGAATCTTTGATTTCAAAGATCTCATATGGAGTTACTGGAAATGAATTATTATCATATCGTAAAGCAAGTTGCATAGAGTTTACTCTATACTCTTCTGTCTTATTGGAGTTAATCGGTATACTAATACCCCTGTTGACAAATGGATCAAAATCACCACGAACCTGCACTCCACTATACCTTGTCAAGTATAGATAGGGAGTACTCTTCTTATAGATGCTGATTGGATTTTTTGACTTGTAGTCATAGTAGATTCCAGACTTTGTATATGGGAAAATGTCTGTACCAAACTTAGTTCCAATTGGATTTGCAGATGACTCATTTAATGACTGTGATGCAAATTCTAAAGATCTTAGTTTTACTTGCTTTCCAAGAATTCCTCTATGCTTAAACTCAAGGTGGGTAACAAGTGCCAAGTCATTAAAGTCAACACTCTTTGGAGGATAAACGATTGTGTCATTAACAACCTCATACTTAGTGTTCTGCCACTCAAGGCTATCCTGTATATCTATAATTCCCGCTCTAAGAGCAGGAGCAGTGTTGGTAAAGTCTGTATAAAATTTGTTTGCACCATTTGCAATAAATTGAAAAGAAATATAAGATCTAACAATAGAATCTGCAGTGTTGTATTCATAGTTTAATAAAGATCTATTCTTGGCAAGATCATCGTAATCTTGGTATCCAGTATAAAGTGAGTTATCTAGCACCTCATAGGTTTGTTGAACTGGATCAGCAAACTGCTCGTTCAACTCTCTATAGGTCCAACTGTTAACTTCATTGACTGTTTTAAATACCGATGGAGATGGGTAGTCTATGTTAAACTGAATAAAGTCAAGGTCGTACCTATCCTTACCAGAGGCATCTTTAATATATTTTGCAAAATAAGAAAGTGGAATATAGTCTTCCCAATAACCAGAAACTGCAACATCTAAATAAAACTTTTCATACTCTAGTGTTGGTATTAGTGTGTAACTTGCAATATGATCTACCATATTCCCATGCTCAAAAACAATTCCATCTAGGCCAAAGTGGTTTGATATTGATGTAAAGTTTCTTGGAGATGAAAAAGATATTCTGTATAGGTTACCGTTAAACTTTGACTCTAGAGTTTTGTCATTTAAAGCATATAGAGTGATTAGGGAAAGATTGCCAAAGAAGGTAGCCACGTCTTGTCCAAAGAACTCAGATATTCCATCTATGTCAAATCCAGCAGCAAAGATGTCATCAGCAATATAAGGAACAGTTTTTACTATACTCTCTGCACCGTTTACTTTAATCTTATAGACTATGTTTTGGTTGAGCACAGATATCTTGAATGTGTCTAGATTTATTCTGTTTTCAAATACAAAAAGAGTCTCTTCTTCTGTAGGAACATCATTTACTTTAAATACTCCAAAAACTCCCTTTAGTCTTTCTGTCAAAATTCCAAGGTTATTAAACTTTAGGTATCCATTAATACTATTTCCTTCACTCAATGAAATAAAAGTCTTTGTTTCTGATCCATTTGCCTCGCCATTTACTGGCTGAAGATTTTTATTGTTTTCATACAAGTCTTCAATAGTTGCATCTACAAAATAGTAATCTGGAAGAGAATATGAAGGAGTTGACAAGAACAGTCCATCAGACACAAGATTGTCGAATGTTCCCTGGCTCCAAGATCCCATTTGTGGGTACTTATAGTTTGCATCATAATTGGCAAAAGCATAATCTATAAACGCAGAAGTTCCATTGTATTGATTATTAATTCTTTCAGTAGAAGTTACTGCCTGACCATAAGTCCATCTTCTTTTTGCTACTACCTCTGGAACATTGTATGGATATATGGCAATACAGTCTACCTCCAGTGGATAAACATCTTCATAAGAATAAAACCCTAACCAATCTTGATCCTTTCCACTTGAATTTAACTTTGCAGGAAGTTCAAGAGTGGATGTATCTATATTTAAAGAGATTACAGACTCACCGTTAAGCATTACGCCCATCTTATTATCATAGTAAGTAACCTGAATCAACATTGGTCTTCCCCACTCACCAACATACTTAGAATCAAATTGATCACCAATAGAAAGGGTTAGGAAAGCGCCATCAACGTATAGTCCATCGGAACTAGCAATTGGCCCAAATATTCTTTTTGCCTTTGCAGAGTCTGAGGTTGCTCTTGTCCAAAATTCTACAGTATACTCTTTGTATCTTCCACTTTCATTCATGAATCCAATACCTGGAACAATTAAAGATGGTTTTGGACTTCCATCAATATTCACATTTGGAGAAAGCACTGTAGAATTTAATGCTCCATAAACAAGAGGAACTCCAAAGTTTCTTGCTAAAAGAGCATTTGATTTTGATAAATAATAACCGTTGCCAGAAGAAAGTCCATAGGCTTCTGCACTTACAACCTTGCAAGTCTCTAAAGCAATTGAAGATGGCAAGTCAGCCAAGTCTGTCAAACCAGAAGAACTAGAAATAAACTCCTCTGACCATTGTCCAAGATTAATTCCGTTAAGCAAAAACTTATAATCTTCTGGTCCATCTGGACTTGGAGAATATCCAATTTTAATAACAAGTCTCATAGTAGTGTTTTGATTTGGATTCAAGAATGTCTCAGATAAAAATATCCATTTATCAGATAAGTTTATTGAATAGTCTTTAAGTCTTTGGATTGTATTACCACTTGAAACTTCATCATACTCATAACCCAAAGACACAGAATATAGGTGTGAACCTGAAGAAAAAATATTGAGACCAAAAGCAAAAGAGTCTAGAGCATCATTTAACTCTGTCATATTTATAATGTCAGGGCTAATCAAAGTTGTATACTGAATAGTCTCTTCTGATGGAACTCCAGAAATCTCAAATAAAGAACTTTCTATAAAAGGCTGAGAAGGATCGCTTGATATAACAGATACAGACCCATTAGTTTCTGTCCATGTTGATAAGTCTGATGTAGAAGAAGTCAATAAAGATAAATAGTCGCAAGTGTCATCCAGGGCCCACAAAAGAGTTGGGTGTTCTGAATAAACTTTTTCAGCATATAGATTAGATGGGTTTGACATAGGTTCTCCTAGTCTATTTTATCACACAATCCGTGTAAACCAACGTGGTGTTGTGTATCTGATCCCGTCCTTGATTTCTTTAACTCCATGCACAAAACTAGGATTGTCTGGGAAGCAAAGTAAATCTCCTGGCTCTGGCTTGTATGAAATATCGTAGGCGGGGAAGTATATCTCTCCTCCAATATAGTCATCATTGATATAAACTAAAGTAGCAATATCATTTGGCCTATTTGAATCATAGTGCTCATGCATTCCCCAACCTGGCATAAACTTGGCTATGTGAGTTTTTGTTTCATAAAAATCTTGAAATGGTCCATCATACTTTTCTTTTACAAAGTCATACACTTTGTTAGCGTATTCCTGCATAACCTTCAGTAGTTCTGGATCATTCTTTTCAATTGCATGATATGTATGAACTGTAAACTCTTTTTCTCCATTACCAAATTCATCAAAAAGCAATGTGTGATCTTTTGCATATGACGAGATTCTATCTACTACGTCTTTGGGCATAAAGCCTTTTACGTAATGTATTTGACTTGTAAATTCTTCCATTAGTTCACCTTAATTTCGCAATAGTCTGTTGTGCAGTATGCCTCACCTTGTGCTTCTAGATTATCTACACCGTCGTAAATTGCTCCAAAGTCAATGTGCTTCAATTTGCCAATATAACTATTATACTCTTCTTCAGTAATTTGAGTATATGGCTGCTGCGGATACGTGTGATTTCCCATAGGTAGGAATGACACGGCTTTTAGTTGACCCTCATACATGTGTAAGGCAGGAGCAACATGCTTTGACTCTGTTTCTTTATCAAATGACAGAGTTACAGAAACACCATTATCTGACCAATACTTTTGAGCAGTGGCAGCAAGAGCAATCTTTTCAAATAGTGTTACATCCTTTTCAGAACGCTTTTGCCCTGATTTGATTGGGAAGTAAACAACTGAGGTGTTTGCTGATACAAGGTCGTCTTCAATCTTATAGTCTGCTGCTTTAAATAGATGAAGCATTGGATCTGTATTTCCAAAACGAATAGCACGAAGATAGAATTCTCCACCAGGTCCCCAGTGAACACCAGGTGTTGCGCCAGAAAGAATTGATACAGAACCTGAAGGCTTAACTGTTGTTACACGAATTGATTCACGAACGCATAACCATTCAGAATACTGATGATCATAATGACGGATCTTGTTGTAGCCTTCATCCATCCATTCACGAACTGCTGGCAATCCCTTTTGGTCTGCAAATGACGCAATACCAG